GTCGATGCCGCCACGAATTGCGTATCGTGAATTTCAATTTTGTATTTGTCGCCCCGATCGGAACGGAATTCAGAGAATAAACGAACGCCCATTTTTTTGTTTTGTTAAAATCCGCGGTAGCGTGAACGTTGACGTTCCGCACGCTCGGACGAAATTAAAATGTCGGAACCTTGGATGCGCCCGGTGACGACTACGTTTTGGCCATTGCCGAAACCGCCGCCCATCATGCCCTCGAGTTTGTCCAACGGAATGACCGCCTCCGGCCCTTTACCTTCACCAATCAATGCGAGCGTCGGCCCCGTGGCGATTCCGCCCTCGGCGAGTGCTGGAATGCCGCCCATTGAATTGCCTTTTGCCGCGAGGGAGGTTCTGATTCCCGACGCCAACGCGATCATTGCGATACCGGCTGCGATTGCGCCAACTCCGCCCAGCGACGTGAGCGCTAATTGAATAGCCTCCATTCCGAAACCGAATGCGATTGCCATTTCGCCAACCGATTGCAGCAATCCCGCCAATGATTGCAATGCAAATTGACCAAAGTTTCTGAAGCCTTCGCCGCCCGCGGCCGCTGATCCGAGCATTTCCGCAACGCCGATTGTGAAACCAATCGCGGCGCCAGTAATTGCGGCCGATACATTTTTGCTAAATTCTTGCACCGACAACGACATTTTCGCGAACCCGGCTGGTAACTCCACGAACACTTCGGGGTCGACCAAATCCTCCATGTCGATCGGTTCCATCGTGGGTAAGAACTGCAAATCTTTTTTGAATCCGCCCTCAAACTCCGCGAACATTGCTTGGTTGAATTGCTTTTCTAAACTCGCCAATCGTTCGACCTCGGCGTTCAAATCGAGGAAACCATCCGTCAATTTGTCAACCTTTGGCACGGCACCCGCGGCGGCCTCGCCCGCGGCCGTGGTCGTGGTTGCGGCCGTGGCCAACGTTGGATTCATTGCTTCCAACTTGCCAGCCAAGGCGCTCACGGCCCGAACGAGGCCCTCCGATTCTTTAGTTTTGCGGGCGATGGCGTCCGTGGTCGATTCAATCGAACGCATCAAATTCAATTCCAAATCAGCCGTACGCGCTGGGTCGTTTTGCGCTTGGATTTTTTGCAAATCGGTTTGAGCCTTAACGCGACGGATTTCGAGGTCTATGATGTCCGCTTGAATTTGCGCGGCCTTTTCCATTTCGCGGGTCATTACCTTTTCGGTTCCCGCAATTTTTATTTTCCGCGACAATTCGTCGTTGAACAATTTTTGGAATTTTGCGAGGTCTTGAACCGACGTTTTTTCTTTGTTGATGTTTCCGATGTACGAACCGAACTTGGCGTTGAATTTATCAATCAATGCGTTTCGCGTTTCTTGAGAAACGTTTGTGTCGCCAATGACCGCAATCAATGAATTCGCTTCGGTTTTGTGCCTTATCAATTCGCCAGTTGCGCCCTCCATTGCCGACGAACTCGCCATCATTACGGCGCCGATCACGCCAACGGCTAATCCAACGGCCAACAACGCGGGGTTTGCGGCCATCATTACCCCCTTTAATAGTGCAAACGTCCGAACCAATCCGCCGACCGCGAGAATCGCGGGGCCTATGGTTGCCGTCGCCAATACGAACCCGACCATCAATTTTTTGATTGTTGGGTTCATATCGTTAAATGCGGAAATTGCCCGCGTTGCGATGTCAACCAACGGGCGCAATGCGGACGAAACCAGTTCGCCGATTTGAATCATTGCGCCTTCGGATGCCGACGTAAACCCCTTCATTGACCCTTGCAACGTGTCGCCCATAATTAAGGCCATCGCCTTGGCTGCGCCGTCGGCATTCTCAAATGATTTCGTAAGCGGGTCAATTTGAGTGACGCCGTTTTGCAGTACAATCAACGCCGATTGAGCCGTGCGGCCCACGTCGTCCATTGCGTTTTCCATCGAAATACCTTTCGATGCCAACTTGGCGATTTTCTCGGCCGTGGTTCCGCTTTCAGAACCAAGGTCGGTCAAGATTCGGCGCAGCGACGTTCCCGCTTGTGAACCTTTGATTCCCGAATTCGACAACACGGCGAGCATCGCGGACGCTTCCTCTAAAGAAACGCCAGCGGCGCGAGCAACGGGGCCGACGTATTTCATGGAATCGGCAAATGACGCCAAATCCAACGCCGATTTGTTGAACGCCTCGGCCATAACGTCGGCGACGTGCGTTGTTTCGGTAGCGTCCATTCCAAACGCGCGGAGCGTTGAACCCGCGATTTCAGCGGAGCGGGCGAGGTCGGAACCCGACGCTTGGGCCAAATAAAGTGTGGCCTCGGTGACCTTTGTAATTTCGTCGGCGGTGAAACCCAGTCGAGCGAATTCGGCTTGCAAGCCGCCAACCTCTTTGGCGGTGAAAATAGTCGTTGCGCCAAGTTTTTCGGCGTTCGCTTTTAACTTTTGAAACTCGTCGGCGGTAGCGCCCGAAACCGCTTTGACCTCGGCCATTTGTTGTTCGAACCCGCTAAAGACGGAAACCGACAACGCCCCAAGTGCCGCAACGGGCATTGAGAACGATTTCGTTAATCCTTTACCAATGGATTCAAATTTGCGCCCCGTTTGGTCGAGCGCCCTTTCCGCTTTGTTCAGTCCGCCGATCAACGGGGCAATGTTCGCGAAAAACCTTAAATTGATTGAACTTAAATTCATGACTTGCCAAACCTTTGATTGTGTGCGTCTATGACCTCGCCACGCGTCCAAACGTGTTTCGGGCCTAAACGTTTAGTTTCCCACGGGAACCGAATTAAATCGGTCGGTTTCAAACGTTTCTTCGTATGTGGCGCAATGTTAACCGACGCAATCCATCGCGCCCGTTCCCATTCAGCGCGATATTTTTGTTCCAACTTTTCGGAATAACCCCGCGAAGTATTTGAAAACTCCCGCGGCGTCATTCCGTAAAATTGCGACGGCGACAAACCTATTTGACCAAACGCGTACGCTTCGAGTGAATCCCAAGTGGGCAGTTCAAAATCGGCGTTGCCGTCGATGCTTTGGCCGGTTATTTTTTTTCTTCTTCTGAATTGAATTGACGACCGAAAATTTCGAACGACTTTTCCAAAATTGACGAATCGTCGTCCAACAAATCGGCCACGTCGTCAATCGCCATTTTGAATGGCATTTTGTCCTTTCGTGCGCCGTCTTTGAACCCGCACCAAACCAGCGTGATCGCTTGGTCGAGTGTTATGTCATTTTGTAAAGACGTCAAGGCCGCGAGCGGCATTCCCGTTGCGCGTGAAAATTCACGCAATGCGTTAAATCCGAAACGGACTGGAAAACGCTTGTTGTTTGTTTCGATGTATTCAATCATAAAAGTAAAAAAATGGGGGCGTTTCCGCCCCCGTTAATTGTTAGGCGTTTGTTGCTTCGGTCAACGCTCCGCTTCCCTCAAAAGAAAATGAGAATGTCGCGTTGTCTTCAACTCCCGCTTCTTGGTCAAGTGACGTGATATATCCACGGCCGGAGTAACTTTTTTCGGATGCAGTAACCGAACCAAATTTGACGTACAAATTAGTCCGACCCGTCCAATATCCAAACAAGTCGGAAAATCCGTCGGCGCCCGTTAACGAGTACACGACCAATCCGTCGCCGGCTAATGACCAAGAGCGTTGGCCGCTCAAAAGTTCACGGAACCCGGCGGAATCTTTATTTGATATATCGCGGGTTTCCATTGATATTGACAAACTCGCGTTTGTCATACGACCTACTTCGTCGTAAGTCACGCCGTCCGTACTGAATTGGATCAATACGTCGGTTGCGTTCATGATTGCGGTTGATGCTGGCATGATGTTTTATTTTTTAAGGGGTTTATTTTCGATGGTTGCGTCGGCCTCGTCTTTTGCGACGAACCCGGCGGCTTTTAGTTGTTCGGCCGTATGGTTTGGAACCATAACGAACGAACCTTTGGTGATCACGCGCTCGCGCATAACTTCCCAATCTTTTGTTAGTTGTACTTTTATCATAATTTAATGATTCTAAAAATTAGGTCAACTTGCTTGGCGAAAAATCGTTCGTCGTCTGAAAACAAATCCCGTTCCCCGTCAAATTTACAACTTTGAACGGCAACGTCCAAAATTATTTCGCGCATCCGAACAAAGGCCGAACGTACGTTGTCGACACCAGTTGCCGTGTCTGAATAGTTAGTTGAAACCAACGTGATTCGCACGTCGATTTCGTCAATATGCGAATCGGAATCCTTCGACCGCGTGGGTGAATTATTGATCACCTCATAGATTGCGTATGGCGTCACTTGGCCTTGTGCGCCGACGGCTGGAAACACGCGGCCGCCGAACAACGCCGCGAGGTTCGCGTCGGTTGTGAACTTGGATTTTACTACTTTACCAATCATTTCACGGAGTTGTTGAATTCCTTTTCAATATATTTTCCCGCATCATTGGTAAATTTATCCATGACCAAACCGCTGGTTCGGGCCTTTGCGCGTTCCGCGAAACCGCGGTTTTTGCCGCCGTAGTTGCCCGACGAAATGTTCCCGTAGTTAATGAAGTGCGCGAACCATCCGCCCTTTTCGGGGTCTTTGAATGAACCCTTCACGCGCGGCCCGACCCAATACGCGGAAAACAAACGCGGGTTGTTGACCTTTGATTTTCCGATACCAATGGATTTCGCCAACGTTCCGGGTTTGATTTCCGCATACAAACCGCCGTTGCGGTACACTTTGAACGTTTCGCTCGCGTCTTTGATTTCGGCCTTCATCGCGTCTTGCGTCAACTTCATGGCCGAACGCTGCATTTTGCCGAGTTCACGCGCGTCGATGGCGTGCGCAAATTTGTTTAATTCACGAACCACGCGAGCGAAATCCGCTTTCGTTTGCTCGTTGTCAATACCAAATCCATCACTGGCCATTGTCCGACAATTTAGTATGAATCTTCATTGTATGTTTTCGCGCGTCGTCCGAAATAATAGATTCGATTTCGTAAATCTTTGAGCGGTAAAGAATCCGCATTTGTTCGTTGATGTCGCTGCGCCAGCGGATCAAGAATTGAACCCGCCGTTCAGCGATAAGTTGATAAGACATTTCACCTTCGACGCCCGATTTTTCTTCGACCTTCGCCCATACGGCCGCCAAGGTCGTGAAATCGACGCGGCGTTGCCCGAAATAATCTTGGGCGATGCCGCCGAGGTCGTCTTGGATTGCGTCAACGACGCACGATTCCGAAACCAGTTCGCCGAAATCGTTTGTCACGCGTTGCTCAAAGGTATCAACAACGGCGACCACGCTCGATTCCGCGGGAACGAACGATTGAATCA